GGGGGGGGGGGGTGGCCGGGAGGACGAAGTCGTGAGGAGTCCGCTCTCGAGGGAGAAGCCGGAGGTGCTCGAGGCGGTTCTCAGGGACATCGACGAGTTTCTCGAGGACGGGGACGCGCTCCTGGTGGGGAGCGAGTCGGAGCTTCGGCGGCTCGTGAGGGTCACCGGGCGCCCGAGGGTCCTCCTCGTCCGGGAGATGGAGCGGGCGGAGGCCTACCGCTCGAGGAACGCCGGCCGGGCCTTCGACCCGCCCCCGACCCTTGGCACGCTTCTCCGGCTGGCGCGGCTGGAGTTCTCTGCGGCACGGGCCGAGGCCCAGAGGTAGCCGTGCCGAACCGGATCCTGCGCGAGGGAATCCTGACGTCTCGCCGGGTGAACCGGCTGAAGCCCCAGGCGGAGGTTTTCTACCGCCGTCTCATGTCCGTGGTGGACGACTTTGGCCGCTACTCGGCCGATCCGGCTCTCCTACGTGCCGGGTGCTTCCCGCTTCGACTCGACGAGGTCCGCGAGGCCGACATCTCCCGTTGGCTGGCAGAGGTCCAGACAGCCAGACTGATCGCTCTCTACGCCGTCGAGGAGGAGCCCTACCTAGAGCTGCTGGACTTCCGCCAGCAGCGGCGGGCGCTGAAGAGCAAATACCCGCCGCCGCCAGCAGATGCACAGCAGCCGCGTAGCACGTGCGTAGCAGACGCACAGCGGATGCACCCGGAGGCGGAGGCGAGAGGCGAGAGGCGAGAGGCGAGTGCGGAGCCGGACGACGGGGGCTCCGCCCCCGGCCCCCGCGCTCGCGCGGAGAGGGGTCCGCGGATGGTCCCTCCGACCGAGGAGGAGTGGGTGGCGTACGCCCGGGCCACCTGGCCGGAGTGGGCGGAGCACGACATCCGCGCGTCCTGGGCCCACTACGAGAAAACCCGGTGGAAGGGGGTCTCGGTCTGGAGGGCGTGCGCGAAGACCTGCTACCACCGGCAGGCCGGGAAGGTGGAGGCGCAGCACGCACGGGCGCTCGCGGGGGCGCACCGGCCGGCTTCGGCGGCCCCGGCCGGGCGGGTGGTGGACGAGGAGGCCCCGCTCTGGGTGATCGGGGTCTACAAGGCGCTGATACACCCGGCGCGGCCGGTGGTGCCGGACGACCTCGAGGAGGCCTGGGAGCGGTGGCGCGGCGGGGAGGAGTGGAACGGGAGGGAACCGAACGGGTGGAGGGAAAGGCTCGAGGCGGCGGTGGCCTCGGCGGTCGTGGAGGACGCGAGGATGGCCGTGGGGAAGGGAGGGGGACGGTGAGCGAGATCGACGTGAAGGACCTGTTCCGGAAGGTGATGGCGATGAGCCCGGCGGACCGGCTGAGGATGGCGGGCGGGCTACTGGACTCGGGGAGGCCGGATCTGCGCGGGATCGCCCTGGACGTGGCGAAGAGCGCCGTGCAGGAGATCGAGCTCCCGATCGTGATGGAGCGGCTGGAGAAGCTGGGGAAGCGGAGCGAGGTGAAGCGTGTCGGGGCGTGAGGGGATTCCGACGAGGGGGCACGTCGAGTTTCTGGTGCGTTCTCTCCCGGACGACGCTGATCACCCTCACTGCGCGGAGCTGCTCGAGGTGGACGCGGCGCACCGGGCCGAGGTGGAGAGGCTGACGGGGCTTCTCGAGGAGTGCAACGCGGTGTGCCTCTGCGGGTGCCCAGCGGGCGAGCACGAGAGCTACGGGGAGGATGGGGAGTCCTGCGGACACGACGACCACGAGTGCATCCGGGTGGCGCCGGCCGTGCTGGCGCACGTAGAGGCGCTCCGCAAGTTCCTCCTACCGCTCGACGCGGGCCGGGAGGTCGAGGAGAACGCACGCCGAGTCTTGTTCGCGGCGGAGCTCCACCCGCGCCACCTTACCGAGATGGAGGGCGACATGATCGTAGCCCTGACGGATCTACTCGCCGCCCTTGACACAAGGAGCCGCCGTGGGTAGCCGCGTCGGGGCTCTCCGGGGAACGGCTACCCGACTCGGTATGTCGCACGAGGAGTTCTTCTCGCGGCTATCTTCCGGAGAGAAGTGGTGCACCGCGTGTAAGGCATGGCTGAAAACAAGCCTCGCCGCCGAAAGCGGCGGGAAAGGAGAGGACCATGGGAACCATTGACGGCCTGACCGTCGAGGAGCGCGGCGGACCAGAGCGTCCGACGTCTGACCTCGACGCCGCGATACGCGAAGCCGAGGCGGCGCTGCTTCGCTGGTACGGGCCGATGGACGACGAGGGCCGGCAGGAGTGGCACGACCTGTCCGAGTCACTCGCCGGCCGCATCTCGTCGCTCACCAAGGCCTTCCGCGCCCTCCTCGACGCCGCGAAGGGGAGCGCTAAACGAGAGTTCACTTGTCGGATGTGCCTGCACGCCACGTCGCTTGACGCCGAGTGTGACTGCCGCTGCCACCGCCCGGAGCAAGAGCGGCTCGTCGGGCTGTTCCATGCGAAACCACGCGACCCCGCTGACGCCCCCGCCACGCTGCCAGGCATGGAATGGTCCGGTACGACCGGCACCGTCATGCCCGCCCCCGCCCCGCTGACAGGACCCGCACGCTTCGGCGAGTGCGGCATCTGCGAGATGGCCCCGTGCGCCTGTCCAGTCCCCACCGCGTACGACGACGGCTACCAGACGCCGCCGATCAACTGCGGCACGTTCGCGGACGTCACGCCCGCCGTCGCCGCCGCCATCAACGCGCACTCGCTGGCGGAGATGGCCCCCGCCCCGCCGCCCCCGACGGTCGCGGAAGCGAAGGAGCGCGCAGACAAGGCCATGTGCGATGTCTTCGGAGGCGTCGATCAGTTCGGGGATTACTGCGGCCACCCGGTCATGCCGAGCAAGCTCGCTTACGCCGTGCAGGATCTCCTCGTCGCTATGAACGGACTGCCAAGCAACCCTTGTCGGTTGCCCGATCCGCTCCTCGACGCCTCCCGCTTCGCCCTCGCCGTCCTGACCGACCTCGCGGAGAGCGCAGTGTACTGGTCGGACTACGACGTGCCGGTCGGCCTCGTGTCCCGCATCGACGAGGCCAAGGCGCGGCTGGCGGCGGCGCTGGGGGGAGGACCGCGATGACCCTCGCCGAACTGTTGGACGAGGCCGAGGGGGAGTTCCCGGAGGTGCCTGGTGAATGAACTGACGTGGAACGGCTATCAGATCGCCCGGGAAGCGGGGGCAGCGAGGAAGCAATTCGGTGCGCGCCTTACCCTGTGCGAGAGGGTCCGCCTGGTGAATGAACTGAGGAAGGCGAGTGGTTGGATCGAAGAGCTCGAGGCACCGTACCTCGCGGCCTGGGAGGCCTGCGGAGGGCAGGGAGGGGAGCGATGAAGACCGAGGCCGTGAAGATCGTCCATCTCGAGGACGGGCAGTGGGAGGTCGACGGCTGCGCGTACGAGACCCTGGCCGACGGCCTCGGCATCGGAGTCCTCGGGACCTGCGGCTGCGGGTGCCCCATTGAGGCCCTGCAGCTCGCGGTGCGGCTCGTGGAGGAAGAGCCCGAGGCGAGGCGGGAGACGCTGAAAGGGATGGGGCTGGACACGGGGTCGGAGAACGCGCTTGTGGTGGGGGCCGCGTTCCTGCTGATGTACGCCCTGGACGACAGGGGCCTGCTGGAGCACGGGGGCGGAATCATGGGGTCTTGGCCGACGGAGCGCGGGAGGCAGTTCGTGAAGCTCGGGAAGAAGGCGCTGGCCGAGATCCGCGAGCCGGAGGAGAAGTCGCAGGGGGAGAAGACTTGACGCGGCGCGCGGCGACGGCCCCCGATCTTCGCTCCGTCCGCGAGTCCGAGCTCGAGGGGAACGTGATCGAGCTGGCGCAGCTCCTCGGGTGGAAGGTGGCGCACTTCCGGCCCGCGGTCCTCCCCTCAGGGCGGTGGGCGACCCACATGAGGGGGGACAAGGGGTACCCGGACCTCACGATGGCGAAGAAGGGGAGGCTCATCTTCGCGGAGCTGAAGCGGACCGGCGAGGACCCGACGTCGCACCAGGACTCCTGGCTCGAGGTCCTCGGGAGCGTGCCCGGGGTGAAGGCGGTGGTCTGGAGGACCGAGGACTGGGTGTCCGGGGCGATCGAGGCCGAGCTGCGGGCGGCGGCTGCACGGGCCCCCAGGGGCCGGAGGAAGGGGCGGTGCGCCGGGGAGGGGACGTTCTGCGGGATCCCCGTGGGGAGCTCGGTGGCGGCGGTGGAGGCAAGACGGGGGGAGCTGGTGCGGCGGAGAGTGCTGGGTTGATCCGTCCCGAGCGGTGCCCGTGGTGCGGGAAGCCGGCGGTGGCGGTGAAGAGGCGCAGGGGGCCCCGGCACGTCCCGGAGGTGGACCCGGACCCTCGCAGGGAGCGGGAGGTGAGCGAGCGGCTGTGGACGTGCCCGGCGCCGGCCGGCTGCGGGCGGAACTTCCTCGTGCCCTGGGTCAGGCTGGACCCCGTGCCGACGACGCTCCGGTATTTGCCGTCTCGAGGCGGAAAACGTGTCCCTTTAGGGACTCGAAAAGGATGCGCCTGATCCTGTAACGCCCGACCGTGGGGGCGTGACCAAGATCCGCCAGTCGAGTCCGACGTCACGGCCGAAGGCCAAGGCGGCGAAGAAGTCGGCCGCGCAGGCCAAGGCGAAGGCCAGGGGGCGGAGCGGAGCCCGGAAGGTCCTGGCGGCCCCGGCGAAGGCGGCAGGGACTCGGAAAGTCTTGACTCTCCCACGCGCGGGGGAGCCCGGCCCGAAGCCGTACAACTGGCGCCCCATCTTCCTGAAGGCTCTCCGGGAGTCCGTTGGCGTGATCCAGCCGGCCGCGGACGCGGCGTCGATCAGCCGAGCGATGGCGTACCAGGAGAGGAAGCAGAACCCCGAGTTCGCGGAAGCGTGGGAGACGGCGGTGCAGGCCGGGGTCGACGACCTCGAGCTGCACGCCATGAACCTCGCACTCGGGAAGATGACGAAGGGGATCTACTTCGAGGGCGAGCGGGTGGCCCAGGAAGCGGTCCAGTTCGAGAGGACCCTCCACAAGGCACTGGCGAAGCACCGGCCCGAGTGGGCGGAGAGGACCGAGCTGACGGGGAAGGGTGGGAAGCCCCTCATCCCAGAGGCGGTTCGCTCCTTCGACCTCGAGGCGATGACCGACGAGGAACTGAATGCTCTCCGCACAAGGCTCGACGCAAGCGTCGCCGCCGAGCACTGAGGTGCTCCGCATGGCGGTCGCCGCGGAGCAGGAGCTCCGGAAGCGGAAGCGTGCGTGGGTGCCGACGTTCCGGGGCGCGGCCCTCGAGGCGCTGAGTGTCACGCAGCACGAGTGGATGCTGGCGGGGCCGGCTGAGACGGGGAAGACCTGGCTGGTGATCTGGAGGCTCGACACGCTCCTGCGTGCGACTCCCAGGGCTCGCGCGGCGCTCGTTCGGAAGGTGCGGGCCGACATGACGGGGACCGTCTTAGAGACCTACGAGCGGATCATCAAGATCCGCGGCGGCGTGACGACCTACGGCGGGTCGCACCCGGAGTTCTACGAGTACGAGAACGGGGCCCGCCTCTACATCGGCGGGATGGACCGTCCCGGGAAGGTCCTCTCGGGGGAGCGGGACTGGATCGTCGTGAACCAGACCGAGGAGCTCACGCTCGAGGACTGGGAGATCCTGACGACCCGCTGCACGGGCCGAGGGGCGAAGACGAAGACCCCGATGATCTTCGGGGACTGCAACCCGGGGCCCCCGAGCCACTGGATCCTGCACCGCGAGTCGCTCCGGGTCCTGCACTCGAAGCACCAGGACAACCCCACCCTTTTCGACGACGACGGGGAGATGACCGAGCAGGGGGCGCGGAGCCTCATGGCTCTCGACGCCCTCACCGGGGTGCGGCGTGCGCGCCTGCGGGACGGGCAGTGGGTGGCCGCGGAGGGAATCGTCTACGACGGTTTCGACCGTGGCATCCACCTGATCTCGAGGGACAAGCTCCCAAAGATCACACGGTGGATCGGCTCGATCGACTGGGGCTTCAACAACCCCTCGGTCTTCCAGCTCTGGGGGATCGACGGGGACGGGCGGATGTACCTCGTCCGGGAGCTCTACCGCACGCAGCGCCTCGCGGAGGACTTCGCGGAGGACATCAAGGCTCTCCTGAAGTCCGAGAAACTCCGCCCGCCGGGTGAAGAGGGACCGGGAGACATGGTCCTCGAGGCGATCGTGGCGGACCACGACCTCGAGGATCGGGCGACGGTCTACCGCCGGGGAGTGCGGACGCGGGCGGCGATCAAGGAGATCGGGGCCGGCATCCAGAAGGTCCAGGCGCGCCTCCGGGTCGCCGGGGACGGGAAGCCCCGGATGTTCTTCGTCGAGGGCTCGATCGCGGAGCGGGACGCGGACCTCGCGGGGCGGCACCTCCCCACCTGCACGGTGGACGAGCTCGAGGTTTACGCCTGGCCGAGGGCGCCCGACGGCAAGCCCATCAAGGAGACCCCCGTCGACGTGAACAACCACGGGTGCGACGCAGGGCGGTACGCCACCGAGTACGTGGATCGCTCGAGGGGCCCGGAGCCGACGCTGCGCGAGCGTGTGGTCGCCCGGGTTGAGGAACAAAAGATCCCGGTGCACGACCTGACCGAGCGTCACCTGATGTTCGAGAAGATCCGCGCCGAAGAGAAGAAGAAGACGGCGCGACCCCGCTACCTCCCGACGACCATCGGTCGTTGGCGGAGGGGCCGGTGAGGCGCTCCCTGGGTCTCCTCCCCCGGTTCGTCGGGCTGTCACCCGAGGCGCCGGGTTCTCTCCCCCCCCGAGGGGGCGGCCGGTCCCACCTCCCCGGTCGCCCCCTCACCTTTTCGCTCGCCGTGCTGGCCTTCCTGGCCGCCGGCTGTGCGACGTCGGAGCAGAAGGTCCTCACGTCCGCGAACGGGTGGGCCTGGGCGAACGCGCGGTACGAGGAGAGGTGCGTCGAGGTGGCGGGAGCGGGGTGCCGAGAGGCGCACGCGGCGCTCGCCGGGTGGCGGAAGCGGCTCGAGGAAGCGGTTGAGGCCCTGGAGCGTAAGGGGGCCCTGCCGAAGCAACTGAAGGAACTCCGGACGGCCGAAGCGAAGGCGGTCCGGTCACTGCCCGAGGAGAAGTAGATGGCGAAATCCGAAGACCTCAAGTCCCTCGAGGAGAGAGTCGAAGCTCTCGAGGAGAAGCTCATCGACCTTCTGGGGACCCCCGACCCCGTCCCCTCGGGAACCCTCTTCATCTTCAACCGTCCCGGCCCGGGGGCCCCGAGGTACGGGCTCGGGAGCCGGATGGCGGGCCCGGACGTCCTCGAGGCGGTGCGCCGCGCGAACCACTGCGTCGGCTACCAGGGCAACCTCGCCAGGCATGGCTCGGGCGAGGACGAGGCGTGGGGAGAGATCGATCGCCTGAAGGTCCTCGACCCCGAGCTCCTCGAGAAGTACCGGATGCTCGACCCGGCCTTCACGGGCTTCGCGCTCCTGACCGGGCTCATCCAGGTCGCGAAGTACGACGGGATCACGTTCGGCGCGAACGCGCGGGCCCGCGAGGCCTTCGCCGGGCAGACGATCCAGAGCTGGCTCGAGAACGAGTACGCGGTCGGCGGAACGCCGGGGATCGCGGGCGAGTGAACCGGTGGGCGTGGCTCCTGGCGGTTCTCGTGGCGGGGACGGCGGTGGCGCAGTGGGTGCCGGCGCCGACCCCCACGCGACGGCCCGTCTACCCCACGCCCCGGCCTCCCGCCACGGCTACTCCGACACCGACCCCGCGGCCGGCGGCCACAGCGACACCGACGCCGGCCGCATCCCCAAGCCCTACCCCTTCCCCTTCGCCCCCTACGGCTACGGCAACGCCGCTGCCTGGGGGGACGACCCCACCGTGCGCCTGCGAGCGGACGCCGCTCCTGCGCCTGCAGCCGGCGCCGATGCTGGTTGGGACGCCGCCGGTGGGCGGAGTGCTGCGGTGGCCGGACGGTGCGGAGGTGGAGGTCCTCCTCTACCACTCGGATGTGCCTGGGACGGTGCCTGCGGCGTACCGGCTCACGAGGATCAGGTGACGCGGTGAAGGAAGCCCTCGCCGTGCTCGAGCAGCTCCTCCTCCTGGGCAACTCGCCGGAGGGGCGCGTCGCTCTCGCGAAGCTCGTCGGAATGAACAACCCGAAGGCGGCGGATGTGAGGAAAGCCCTCGCGTCGCTTCCTCCGCTCAGACCCCCGAAGGAGGCATGACGTGGCACTCGACGCACATGAGGCATTCGCTCTGGCGATGAAGGCTCTCGAACTCGCGAAGGTCGTGGACGAGGCGATCAAGGTGCTCCCTCCGAAGGGGGAGAGGAACGCGGTGGACTACGCGCGCGCCTTCGGGGCCGCGGACGGATCGCCGCTGCTCCTGACCGCCGCCCTGATCGACCAGGCGGACCGCGACATCAAGGACTGAGGACGTGACGTCTCCCGGCGCGGCGATTCCGTGGTGGCACTCGAGAGCGATGGTGGGGGCCTACGCGGGCCTCGCGATCGCCATCACGGACGCTCTCTCCGCCTGGGCCATGGCCGAGGAGCTCTCGTGGAGGACGCTCGTCCTCTTCCTCGTGTCGGCGCTGGCCGGGTGGGGGCGGAAGGCGGCCCGGACCATCGTGTTCGGGTGGTTCTTCGGGCCGGTGACCGTCGACGAGGACGGAGATGTTCCGAGGTGATCGCGTGACGGCGTCCGACGGGAAGGAGTACCAGTTCACCCACTCGAGGGACCCGCGCCCGCCGCAGGTGGTTCCGATGAAGGACCTCTGGAAGACGGTCGTGGCGATCACGGCGGCTCTCGGCATTTCCCTCGCGGGGATTCTGGTCTGGGCGCTGGACCAGCGGGTGAACCAGCTCATCCAGCTTCACGAGATCAACCCGCGGGCCCACATGGAGCTCGTGCGGACGGCGGACGCGCAGCACGCCTCGGACAAGGCGAAGGACGCCGAGATCCGGCGTCTCACGATCCAGATCGACGGCTTACAGCAGGACGTCCGGAGCCTCCGGGAGACCATCGTTGAGCTCAAGACGGTGATCAACCGGGAGCTGAGGGCGCGATGAGCGGCGACCTCGCTCTCCTCGGCACCGTGCTGATCGTCGTGCAGTCGCTGACCGTGGCGGCGATCGTGGCGCAGAACATCCTCGTCGACCGGCGCCTCGCCCGTCTCGAGGAGACGGTGGAGACGCTGAGACAGGCCGCGGAGCCGGCGGCGGGCCAGCACGAGGGGATTCCCGAGCTGGAGACGACGCACGACGGCACGCGGCCGGTTTCTTCCCACGGGGTGCAGCCGCGGCCCCCGCAGCCGTCCTTCCGGATCGTTTCACCGAGCCGGGCGAAGCGTGACCTCGAGCGGCGCTTCGCGCAAGCCGCGGCCGCGCGCAGGACGCTGGACGAGGCCGCGAAGGAGAACACCTGATGGAGGGCCTCGAGGGACTCCTGGCGACGCTCACGGGCTCTGAGGGTGGAGAGGACGAGGCCCGCGAGGAGCAGCGGGGCATCCTCGTTGGAGACGACCACGCCCCGACGTACGACCGGGCCGCGGTGGAGCTCGACGAGGAGGAAGAGGCCGCCCTCAAGGCGATCTGGACGAAGATCAAGGACTCCGACGACGGGTTCCGGATGGAGGAGATCCGCCCGGCTCTCGAGCGCCGGGAAGGGTGGAACGGCCGGCAGCTCCTGGCCTGGGATCCGGGTGAGAGGCGGTACGTCGACGTCATCCGCCAGCTCGAGGACGAGGCGGAGCCCGACCAGGACCTCCCCTCGTTCCACATCGACAACTTCTACACGCCGTACGGGCTCGACTTCGTGGCACTGATGATCGCCAACCCGGTGCAGACCAGCTTCGCCCCCGGAGACCCGGACAAGCCGCGCGACGTGATCGCGGCCGAGGAGGGGGAGCGGTTCGTGGAGTGGGTGAACAAGGCGACCGACTCCCTGACCATCCGGCGCTGGCTCGGCTACTACTTCTGGAACGACGGGTTCGGCGCGGTCTACACGCGGCTGCGTGCGGACAAGGCGCGATTCGGGTCGACGACCGAGCCCGAGATCACGATCGAGATCGGGGAGACGAGCCCCGCGTCCATGCGATGCGCGATGTGCGGAGAGACCTCCCCGATGGAGGCGCCGGCGTGCGTCGACTGCGGAGCCCCGCTCGAGATGGGGAGCCCGATACCTCCGGAGTACGGCCCCGTTCCCCGGGTCGCGCGGATGCTCGAGATCCCCAAGGCCGGCGTGGTGAAGACCGCGCACGGGCTGATCGAGATGCGGCGGACCCCCGGGGCGCGCCTGGTGAGGGAGTGCGGGTACGTCTCCCTCGTGGAGGACGTCCCCAGGGCGCACGCGAAGGCTCTCTACCCCCAGAAGGCGGATGAGCTGACCGACAAGGGGAGCGGCGGGTCCTCCTCGGAGAGCTACGAGACGGAGGCCCGGCGCGGCCTGGTCTACGGATCGAGTCGGCGGCCCGATCACCTCCTCTGCTACGAGAGGGCCTGGCTCCGCCCCTGGCAGCTCGAGGAGGTCGGGGACCCCGGGGTGAAGGCGAAGCTGAAGGAGAAGTTCGGGGAGGGGGCCCTCCTCGTCTTCATGGGCGACGTCCTCTGCGAGGCCTTCGACGAGTCGATGGACGATCACTGGACCTTCCGGTTCACGTTCCCGGGGCACGGCTCGGGGGTCGTCTCGGCGGGGAGCGCCACCTGGGAGCTCCAGCAGACCGCGAACGAGCTCCTCAACCTCCGGGTGGAGGGGGCGCGGCAGGGCATCCCCGCGATGATCGTCAACAACGACATCCTCGGCGCCGAGGAGTACGCCGCGGGGCGCATCCAGCCGGGGCTCATCTACCAGGCGAAGACCCCGGCGGACGGCGGGAGCCTCCGGGACGCCGTGGTGCCGACTCCAACCGCGAACCTCCCGTCCGAGGTCGGCAACCTCGAGAAGGAGCTGGGGGGCGAGAGGGCGCAGCAGCGCAGCGGAATCGTCCCGGCCCTGTGGGGTGGTAACGCGGGCGGCGCCGGCCGAACCCTCGGCGGCTACCGCCTCATGCGCGACCAGGGGCTGATGCGTCACGGCATCCCGTGGAAGGAGCTCGAGGCGCTTTCGAACGAGAGCGACCTCCAGGCGGTGGAGATCTACGCGCGGGACGGGTACGACGACGTCGAGGTAGGGACGCAGAACGACTCGGGCGAGTGGGGAAAGCAGACCATCTCGATCGACTCCCTGAAGGGGGAGATCCGGATCGAGAGCGACGACGATGCCGGGTTCCCGATGGGGCCCGCCGAGCGCCGGGCCGCCTGGTTCGAATACTCCGCGAACGCCGCGTTCCAGGGCCTCGTCCTCGGCCCCCAGAACGAGGCGATCACGGCGGAGAACCTCGGGCACCGGGACCTCCGCTTCCCCGGGCAGGACGCGCGGGAGCAGCAGCGCCGGGAAATCGAGGCCCTCCTCGACGAGGCCCCCTCGCTCGACCCCTACACCGGGATGCCGTCTTCGACGGTGCCGGTGGACGTGGAGCTCGAGGACCACGCGGCGCACATCCAGGCGATCGACCTCTGGGCCAACAGCCGCGAGGGCGGGAAGGTGCGCCTGCAGAACAGTGCCGGGTGGGAGAACGTGAAGGCTCACTGGCGCGAGCACCTCATGGCGATCCAGCAACGCCAGGCGCTGGTGGGGATGCTCTCCGCGCCTCCGATGCCTGCCCCTGGGCCTGCGCCGGCCGCTGGCGGCCCTCCCAGGCCGGGAGGCCCAAGGCCCGACGCGCGCGAGATGAACCCGATGACGAACCCCGTAGGCCCCGGGCAGGACCTCACGGCGCCCGGCCTCGGCGCCCCGGTGATGTAGGAGAACGACGATGGTCATCAAGCTCAACCCGACGGACATCACGGCGAACTGGAGCTCGGGGGTGCAGAGCGTCGGAGACGTCGCCTATCTGCGCGTCCAGATCCGCGGCACGGGCTTCGAGGGGTCGATCTCGATCCTCCAGGGGGAGAGCCCGACGTCGTTCATGGAGACGAAAAACTCCGGGGCGCTCGTGGCCTACACCGGGGCGACGGAGTACTACGACCTGCGCCCCTCGAGCCTCGTGCAGATCGACATCACGCGGGCCGCGGGCACGATCAACGAGGTCCTCCTCGCGTGGGGGCACAAGCGATGAGACGGCTCTCGGCTCTCTTCGCGCTCCTGGCGGTGCTCCTCGTCCCGCTCGAGGCGCTCGCGCAGCAGCAGCGGCCGGCGCGGATGAACGAGGGGTGGTCCTACGGGGCGGCGACGGCCCCTACGGGCTGCGCGGACGGGCTGGTGCCGTACTTCTCCGGCACGCCGCCGTATCTCGCCTGCTCGCCGACGGTCTACGCGCCGACGACGGACACGACGACGAGCACCGGGACCACCGTCGCGCGGAACGTCAGCGTGGACGGCGGCGCCCTCACCCTAACCCCTGTCGCGCCCCCTGGCGCAGCGACGCTTGCGGCCATAGCGGCGGGCACGAAGCCTGCCGGGACGTGGAACGTCAAGTGCTCGTGGGTCACGGCGACTGGCGAGACCGCTGTCGGGACGGTCAGCGCGAACATCACCGTGGACGGGACGAAGGCGATCACGACGACGCAGCCCGCCTCGCCGCCGCCGCTGGCGACCGGGTGGAAGGTCTACTCGTCCAAGCAGGGGCCGACGTCGTCGTGGTGGGTCACGTCGGGGACGATCCCGATTGCGACGACGACCTACGACGACAACAGCGCGGACGCGGCGCTGACCGTCAGCGGGTCAAACTCGGACGGTTTCGCGGGGGTGCGCGTCTATCGCGGTACGGCGCTCGGGATGACGCTCGGTTCAACGAATACGAGCGTCGGCAACAACGCGCTCGCGGCCATCGAAACCGGGTTCAGCAACGTAGCGGTCGGCACCGGCGCGCTCCTCGTCTGCACTTCGTGCGCGACCAATCTGGCGCTAGGGCACTCGGCGCTCCGGAGCGTCACGACGGGCAACACCAACGTCGCGATCGGCTTCTCAGCCGGGTACTCGTCGGGGGCCACGCCGAGCACGGCAAACGCCGTTACGACCGGCGGCACCGGCACGTTTATCGGCCCCCTGGCGGGCCTCGGCTCCGCGGCGCAACGGAACAACGCGACGGCCATCGGCTACGCAGCCTACGTCGATGCCGACAACCGCGTCGTACTCGGCAACGGCTCCGTCGCGGACGTGTGGGCGGGGAGCACGGGACAGGCACGGTTGGTCGGTACCGGGGTGCGGCTGGTCACCGGCAGTCGCCCGACGTGCGACGCGACTGCGCGCGGCCTGATGTTCTACGTAGCGGGCGGGGCCGGGGTCGCGGACACGATCGCGATTTGCGGCAAGTCGGACGCGGATTCCTACAGTTGGGTCGCACTGGCGACCTTCTAGGAGATGACATTGAGACAGATCCGGAAGGGAACGGCATGAAGGGCTCCGGGGACCCTCTTCCCCGCACTCGGGCACGGGCGACCCGTAACACGCCCGGGAGGACCTGATGAGCGACGACATCGAAACCGGGGCGAGTGCGGCCCCGACCGTGGACGCGGAACCGAGCTCGCCGGCGCCAAGCGAGTCCTCGGCCGCCCCCGAAACGCCGTCCCGCTTCGCTGCCCTGATGGGCGAGGGCGAAGAGGATGCGGGTGAGGACCTGGCCGACGAGGCGAGTACCGACGGCGAAGGGAGCGAAGAGGCGGAGGGCGAGGAGCCCCCTGCCGAAGCCGAGCCGGAGAAGAAGACCGCGGAGGAAGACCCCCTCGAGGACGCGGAGATCCCGAAGGACCTGAAGGCGGTCCTGAAGAAGTTCCCCGAGCTCAGGGCGGCCCACTTCTACAAGCGGGACCTCGACCCCCTCGGCATCTCGGTCGAAGAGGCCCAGGCGTACAGGGAGCAGATCCAGTCCCTCGACGACCTGACCCTCACGGTCGACCGTGCGAAGGCGCTGGACGCCTTCGAGGGTCTCTTCACGCACCCGGACGCCGACGGCCCCGAGAAGTTCCTCGACGGGCTGCGCGAGCTGGACCCGGGGAACGCCGACCGGTTCATCCGGACGGTGGCGAAGAGCCTCCCCAAGCTGGCCCCCGAGGCTTACTACGAGCTCGGCGGCCAGGTCTGGGAAACGGGGCTCGCGAAGCTCGAGTCGATCGCGGCGGAGGACCCGTTCAGGCGCGAGGCGCTGGCGGCGGTCCGCGAGATGATCGACGAGCTCGCAACGGGGCGCACGGCGGCGCCCGCGGCCGCAGCCCCGGCCCCCCTTCCGAATCCGGACGCGCAGGAGCCGGCGCGGAGGCGGGAGCAGGACACCCGGGGGCAGGCGGAGCAGCGGCAGCGTCTCTTCGCAGGCGGCAACGAGGCGGCGGACCGCGAGGTCCGGGCGCTGGTGGCCGACGTGGTGAAGAGGCGGGACCCGGATGGGCTCCTCACCTCGGAGCAAGTCATCAACGAAATCGTTCACGGGGTTCACCGGACCGTCGCCGGAAACGGTGCCGTCCAGCGCCTCTTCATTCAGGCCCTCAACGACACGAGCCTCCCCCCGGAGCAGAGGATCGCCAAGGCGGCGGGCCTCATCCGGGCGCGGGCGAAGAACGTGGTGGACCTGGAGTTCCGGAAGAGGACCGACGGCATCGCGGAGCGGATCCGAAAGGCCTCACAACTGAAGCTCGGGAAGGCCGCGAAGGTGGTCTCGATTCGAGAGGCGACGGGAGGGAGGCCGGCGACGACGTCGGCGCCCGCTCTGCCTCCCGGGGCGAGGCCCACAGCGCGCGACATCTTCCGGGCCGTGATGAAGGGATAAGCCATGCCGATGATCGACAGCGAGGCGGTGGCGACCTACCTGGAGAAGGTTCGGAAGAAGAACCCTCTCCCGAAGATGGTCCCCCAGGACGCCGACCTCTACAACCTGATGAAGAAGCGGACCGACGTCGTGACGATCGGTCAGAAGGCGTACCGCGCGCCGATCTGGGTGCGGACGGGCGGACGCGCGTCGATGGCGAACTTCAACGGCGCCATCTCTCTCGGTCCGGGCAACGCGGGGCTCCGCAAGGAGTACACCGCGAGCCCCTATCCCTTGAAGTATGCGAAGGAGATGAGCCTCGCGGTCGAGTACCACTCCAACAGCCCGGAGAAGGCGGTGGAGAACCTCGTCGAGTCCGAGATGGAGGACTCGAGCAAGGGGGTCGCGGCCTTCCTGGACATCCTCGCGTTCCAGGCCGGTAACGGCATCCTCGCCGCCGTCGTGTCGGGGCACACGACCACGACCGTGGTCCTCGACGACGCCCGCAACTTCCAGCCGGGCATGGCGGTCACCTGCTACACGAGCAACCAGGCGACGCAGCGCTCCACGGCGGGCGGCGTGACCGACGTCGAGGTCGTCTCGGTCGACTACGAGACCAAGACCGTCGTCTTCTCCGCGGCCTTCGCCGCGCAGATCGCGGGCGACGTCTACTGCCTCGGCGGCCTCACGGGCGCGACGCCGGTCACGGTGGCCGGCATCCCGGGGTGGCACAACGGCGCCGCCACGGGCCTCGTGGGCGGCCTCGATCGGGCGGCGTACCCGGAGATCCGGACCCCCTACGTCCCCGCCGGCTCGCAGCTCACCTACTCCCACGGCTACCAGCTCCTCCACAAGATGCGCCAGAAGCGGGGCAAGGACTCCGTCAAGAAGGGCCTGTGGATCGGCTCGATGGCCCAGTGGGCCGGGTTGGCCGAGAGCGCGACCGCCATCCAGGAGCTCGAGGGCCCGGCGAACCACGGCAAGGTCCCCGACTTCGGCTTCGACATCGAGACCGACGGGCAGTTCTGCGGACGCCCCTTCAAACAGTGCACGCACGCTCCCGACACCCGGCTCGACTACTTCGTCCCGTCCGCCTGGGCGCGCCTCGTCGTGGAGGACGTTCAGCTCCTGAAGATGGGGACCGCGACCCTCTTCCCGCGCTACTCCACCACCGACGGCTACCCGATGAGTGCCTACGTCTGGTACCTCATCTGGGAAGGCGCCTTCATGTGCGTCGACACCTCCGCGGGCGGGTACGTTTCCTCGCTCGTGAAGCCGACCGGCTACTGAGGAGCCTGAACCACGATGACCAACAGCCTGGCGGACCTCGACCTCGAAACCCTGACCGCGGAGAGAGCGGGGCCCGCCAGGCCTCTTCTGATGCCCGGTGCGTGGGTCGTCAACGAGTGGGCACCGACGGCGGACCCCGACTGGCAGAGGATCCTCGACGACCTCGCCGGCCGAAACCTCTACGGCGACCCGATGCTCCGGATCGTGAACGGCAGCTCCCGGCTCGAGCTCGTGGGCGGGCTCTGGGAGAACGTCGAAGCGGAGGACGCGGGCCTCCCGCGCCTGCGCTACCAGTGGGACCAGAAGTTCCCTTGGCTCGAGGACTTCTGGTTCGTGGAGGAGTGGGTCCCCACGCGCGTCTCGAGAGAGGCATGGGAGGCCGCTGAGAGGAAGTGGGAGGACGGTCTCTCCTACCTCTCCCGCCCGATCTATCCCTCGAGGGGCGAGTACCGGTTCTTCCGGCACTTCCGGAAGAAGGGCCAGGACGGGGAGGAGACCCCCGCGAGGCCGACGACGACGGGCCTGCGGATGCTCGCGTCCTGGTGGGCGCGCCTCCGGAGCCTGACTCCCCCGGACGACGAGGACTCGGCCGGCAGGGAGAAGCGGATCGCGGAGAACCTCCGCGCTGCGCGGGTGAGGCGCGAGCTGCGCGACAAGGAAGCCCGTCGGGTGAAGCGTGACATCTGGGAAAACGAGGTGGGGGGCATGACCGGCCTCACGCCGAACGTGTCGCTCGCGGGGCTCGAGATCCCCGGGGCCTGAGAGAGGGAGAAATGCCGACCATCGTTTCCGTCTGCCACACGCCGATCAGCCTCTTCAACGGCTCGATGGGGCGCTACGACCTGCCGGGCCGCGGGCCGGTGGGAGCCGAGAGCGGCCGCTTCACCGTCTGCCGGGTCGAGCCGGTCATCAACGAACCGGAGGACCGGGGCTTCAACGACCGGATCATCCATCAGCGGGACGGCAGGGTGGTGGCCCAGGCTCTGGCCGATCCCTTCCTCGATCACGGGGTCTTCGTCGCTCGCGGCGCCGAGCCCGAGGAGGACGAGCTCGTGGCGGCCGAGGAGAGGTACACCGATCTCCTGCGCTCCAAGATCGGGGAGGGGCTCTCGCAGTGGGAGAAGTTCCACAAGCCCGAGCTCGTCGACGTTCACGCCAAGATCGGGGCGCACGTCTTCCGGATGAACGTCCCGTGGGGGGCGCCGATCCGGACGTCGATCACCGAGGAGTGCCCGGGCTGCGGAGAGCAGGTGTCCGGGAAGCTGGCCTACCACCAGGCGTGCGGAGCCATCTTCGACGAGGACCGCGCGATCGAGCTGGGGTACGTCCCGGCGATCAACGCCCGGACCGCCCGGCTCGGCCTCCTGGCCGCGCAGCAGGCGGCCGCCGAGGACTTCGCCACCGAGAAGGCCAGGGGCAAGGGCCGGTAGGTCATGGCCGACACCCTCGCCACCGTGACGGGGAAGGTCAGGGCGCTCCTGAACGACCTCGACGTGCAGGAGTACCAGGACTCGGTGCTCCTGCCGTACGTGGGGATCGCGCAGAGCCGTCTCGATGGGTTCCTCCGGTCGAAGGGGATCGAGAGGTACCGGCTCGAGGCGACCGTCACGGTGCCGGCGGGGGTCACGGCGCTGACCCTCACGAGCACGCCACCGCTCCCGGCCGACTTCGTCCAGCCGGTGGTCCTCCACGAGAGGGCGGCTGGCTCGACCCTGGCCTCGGACTGGCGCGGGATGGTGCAGGTTCGTGAGGACCTCGCGAACACGGAGCAGAGGGAGTTTCTCGGGTCCTGGTCGTGGCAGGGTGGGGCGATCCGCTTCGCCGGCGCGACCGCGGACCGGGAAGTGCAGATCGACTACCTGAGCGTCCCGCCCGAGGTGGCGCTCCCGACCGACGCTCTCCCGATGATCGACTCCGCGGAGGCCGTGGCGCTTCTCACGGCGGCGCTCGTCTGCGGGGCGAAGGGGGCGTCGGCAGCCGAGGCGAAGTTCGAGCGTGACTACGCCCGAGAGAGGGAGAACCTCTACGCGACGGCCATCAGACAGAAGCAACGGCGGGTGCTCCGCCGGAAGTTCTACCACCCGAGCCGCACCCGGCTCCCCTACATCACCTGACGGAGGCCCCGATGGCACTCGCTCTCACGGTCAACCCCAAGCTCTCCGACTTCAGCGGGAAGGTGCCCGTGGTTCGCGGGACGCTCGCCTTCTCGGCGAACTACCCGGCCGCGGGGGACACCCTGAACCTCACGACGATCCCGGGCCTCCTGGTCTCGAAGAACCAGGCCGCCCAGGTCAGGATCTGGGGGAAGGGGGACTCCGGGCACTTCTACGGCTTCACGGCCGGCGCGACGCTGGACGTGGGAAAGGTCCCCGTCACGGTGATCGCGACAGGCGCGGACCTGGCCGCGGGTGCCTACCCGGCGGGAGTCACGGCAGACGTCGTCAACATCGAGATCGTCCTGCCGAAGCTGGTCTGATCTGATGTTCCAGGAGACTCGGCCCCTGGCGCTGGAGTGGTTCGGGGGGATCGACTCGTCGACCCCTCCTAACGACCTCGCGCCGTACTCGGCGGTGACGGCGGAGAACTGCGTCTTCCCGGAATCGTGCGTTGGCTCGAGGCCCGGGATCACGGGGTTTGCGAGCACGGGGGCGAACAGCTCTCCGGCGAGAAGCCTGCTCGTCGTCAACACGCGCCTGGGCACTTCGCCACGGCGTCAGCTGGTGGTGGGGTATGCGAGCGGGGAGGGGTACCTAATCAGCCTCGACCCAGGGTACGTCTACTCAACCGTGCTTCCCTGCAGTCCGCATGGGAACGCTCCGCTCATCCTCACGGCGGGGCAATTCTTCGAGCGCGCGATCGTCTGCGAATCAGGGGCAAACGGGTACGGGGAATGGACGACGTACAGTCTCGGGTTCAGTCTTTTCCGGTTCGCGAGACCGGGACCTCCGACCGTTGTGCGGACGGGAGGGGCGGGAAGCGTCACTGGCGGGCAGAAGTGGGTCGCTCTCAACGTCACCTTCACGGACGGCTCAGAGGGACCCCTGGGAGAGCCGGTGGCGGTCAACGCGCTTACCGGGGATCTCCTGACGATCACTCCGGGCGCCAGCATCCCGCAAACCTCCGACGTGGCGTTCGCGTCGGTGTGGATCACGACGTCCGATTCCGAGACGGAGTTCCGGCGGGCGGTGAGCCTGGAGGCCGTGGGCTTCACCTTCCTTTTCACACTCGCGGACGCCGATCTCCAGCGCATGGAGCTCGTGAACGACCAGCCGCGGCTGCGTAGCGCGAAGTTCCCGGCGCTGGCCGTTCCCTACGCGGGACGGGTGGCGTACTTTGGGGAGAAGCACCGCGCCGTTGCCGGGTGGAAAGAGGGCGGCTCGAGGGGGACGGACTTCGGATACGGCTACGGGTCGCTGCCCGGCGTTGTGCCGCCGGGCTGGACTGTGACGGCGGGCACCCTCTACGGCCTGGGCGGCGGGGAGGCGGTGATCCGCTTCGACGGTGTCGCTGCGACCCCGGCCAGGCTGCTGAACCTCGGATCGCTGGTGAAGGACCTTCCGGGGATCGCCTCGCTCGCCACGGGGGGATGGAGTGGGACCTTCGGCGTGCGCATCGCCTACATCAAGAGCTCCGGGGCCGCGTCCGGGAGCCTGAAGTACGGCGTGTCGGGAACGACTGGATCCGCGTCCGCGACTGTGGACCTGGCCCCGCTGACCGCCAACACCATCTACGTGTCGGAGCTCATCTGTACGGGGAGTTTCTCGAACGACGTCAAGCTCTTCTTCGAGGGGATCGGGCCCGGCGTGAATCTCGAGTACGTCACGGTCCTCCTCTGCGAGCCGTTTGATCCGGCCAACACCACGCACAAGTCAACCGTGTGGTGGACAAAGCCGTACGCGGCCCGGTCGATTGACACCCTCTACGGGGCTCAGACCTTCGGCCCCGCGGACGGTGAGACGGCGTGGCTCGGGTTCGAATGGGACGCTCGGTTCTACGTCGCCAAAGACTCGAGCCTCTGGGTGACGCAGAAGAGCTCGGGCCATCCGTCCGAGTGGCCGATCGACAAGGTGTCGGATCTCCTCGGTGCCTGCGGGCGCCGGTCGATCGGGCACGGTCCCGACTTCAAGATCCTCGTGAACCGAGCCGGGTGCTGGCTCTTCCAGGGCGCGGCGGTCGGTACCGACGGGAACCTCGCACAGGAGATCCCTGTCGAGTGGGCCGCCATCAACTGGCCCGAGGCGTGGCAGATCGACGTTGCGGTGGACGAGATCGCCCGGAGGGTTTACCTCGCGGTGCCCACGGGGACCTCGACGCACAACGACAAGATCTACGTCCTGGACTATGCGGGGGGCTTCGGTCCGGCCGGCCAGGCAGGAGGCCGTCGCTGGTCGGTGTGGCCGCTCGAGGCGCGCGGAATCACCGTGGGGCGCCGCGGCGGGGAATCGACCCCGGAGCTCTGGGTCCCGAAGCTCTACGGCGTCAACAACCAAGTCGGGTACCTCGATCCGTCCGCGACGGAGGACTGGACTGGGTTCAACCCCGCGGCAATCTCGTGGGCCTACGAGACGGGGAAGATCGGCGCTGAGGACGGCTCGCTCGGGCTCTTCCGTCGGCTCACCCTGAACGCGGAGGGCGACGGCCTCGTGACCCCCCTCCTCGTCAAGGCCGACGGCATCCCGGTCGCCCTTCCGGCCCCGACCCTCTACACGCCGCAGAGGGGGACGCAGCACATCTCGTGCAACGTGAAGGACGAGAGGGTCGGGATCCGTCTGGGAATCCTCGGGACCGGTGCGCGCATCCTCCTCCACCGGCTGGCCCTGTGGATGCGCCGGAACCCGTTCGGTGACTACCGCGCGAGGACTCCCTGATGCAGCCGCTCACGGGGACGGCCATCGAGAAGCTCCGGGGGGAGAGGAACGTCTACGACGCCCTGAAGGTTCTCCTCGTCGGAGAGAACGAGACGCGCGAGGCTCTCGAGAAGGGGACCTACGCGCCGAACCCGTCCTACGGGAGGTGGGGCACCGTCTGGACGTCCGTGACCGCGATGCGGGATGGGGTCCCGGCGCCGACCTGGGCGAACATCGCCGTCGGCCGCCTCCCGGGGTTCGTCGGCGGAGACGTGATGCAGGGGGTCGTCGAGGTCCCCGAGGGCTACGTCGAGGACGGGGAGTGGTACGGCGAGGCGGTCTTCACCTTCGCCGCGGCCACGACGGCCGGCGAGGTGTTCACCTGGGCCCTCCAGATGACCGAGGCTGGACCGCAGGAGCAGTTCTTCGCGACGCTGCTCATCACCACGAGCTACGCGACTGGGGCCGGCGACGACTCGCGCCAGTGTGTGGCGAGGTTCCCGGCGCCGGCGCAGAAGATGAACCCCCTCACGCTCATCTCGTTCCGGATCTACCGGAGCGGGGGGGCGACGTCAGTGGACCCGTACCTCCTGGGCGTGCGGTGGGTCTACCAGAAGCAAAAGTTCGGACTGGAGGAAGAGCCGTGACGGGAAGACTGAAGCTCCGCAACGCGACCGAGGGGGACAGGGCGAGGATCGCGGAGATCGTGGCTGAGAGCCCCGGCATCCCCTTCCCCGAGGACCTCTTCGCCTGGCCGACCCTCGAGGTGGCGGTGGTCGAGGACGAGGCGGGGATGGTGATCGGGGTCGGGTACATGGAGGCAATCCCGGAGGGGCACTTCCTCTTCACGCGGCAGGGAACGGACAGCGCCACGCGGCGCAACGGAATGCTCATGCTGAAGCACGCCGCGGAGCAGGTCCTCGAGAGGCTCAACCTGCCGCTTATGCGGTGCCCGGGGGCGACCTACCTCCTCTCGATGATCGAGTGGGCGAAGGAGCTCCCCGGGATGGCGACCGACCCGCGGGTGCACCTGACGCTCTCGCGCCCTAGGAGGCCGGAATGATCAAGGCCGGGATGAGCAACACGAGCACGGCCGGCCGGACGGACTACCGGTACCTCGGAGACCAGGCCGGATTCAAGCCGCAGCTCGAGCTCGCGGAGTACCTCGCGATGCTCGGCATCCAGAAGAAGACCCAGGCCGACGATCTCTTCGGCGGGAAGGGGAACGCGAAGAAGTACGGCTACGGGATGTTCGGAATCGACCCCTTCGCGAAGGCCGCGGGCAACGGCGCGCCGCCCCCTGCGGAGGACGAGAGACCCCCGGCGCGGACGGGCGGGACCACGCCCGTGGACCCTCGAATCCCGCCGGAGGATGAGGACGAGGACGAGGGCGGTGGTGGTGGCGGTGGTGGCGGTGGTGGTGGTG